TCAGGCGATCATACCGTGCAGGCGCAGCATGGCCAATATCGCCCCGGTCGCCGCCCGCCCCTCGACGTCGATAACACCCCCGCCGGAGGGGTCGGGGATCGCCGCGCCGCGCCCGCCGATCACGCGGAGGCCGCCCTGATAGAAGCCGTCGGCGCGCACCGCCCCGTCGCGCCAGGCTGTGCCGTCCCATGCCATCGCATGGCCGCGATCGCGCACGTGCGCCGCCATGCCCATGACCGGCGCGACGAAGCGCCATCCCCCTTCGGTCCATCCGGCGATCGCGTCCGCCTGCCCCGCCCAGGCCCCGGTCGGCGATGCCGCGACGATCCAGCACTGGCCGGGCACGGGGCTTGGCGGCGGGCTGGCCAGCGTCGCGCTTTCCACCAGCGGCTGCACCGCGATGTCGAGTCGCGTCAGCGCCTCGTTATGCGTCAGTTCCTTCTGCGCCTGCCCCGCCTGCAACAGGGGCAGCGCCAGTCGCGCGCTCTCATTCGCCATCATTCCGTCTCCTTGCATGGTTTAAGGCTCGTATTCAGCCCCATCCCGTTCCCCTGCGAAAGCAGGGGCCCAGGGCCACATGGAATTGCCCTTCGTTGCCCTGGCCCCCTGCCTTCGCAGGGGAACCGCCCGCTGTATGTGATCCTCACCCCCCGATCCCCAGCATCGCAGGACGGCCGAGGCCATGCGTCCCGCGCTGCTGCACCCGCAGCGTAATCGCGCCGCCGCCCGCCGCAGCCAGGTCCGCCGCCCGGTCGGCCGCCGGATAGAGCCAGGACGCCACGTCGGTCTCGACCGTCCGCAGCACTGCCCCGCCCGCCACCACCGCGATCGCCCAGCCTTCGCGTTCCTCGCCCAGCGGCGCATCCACGCCATCGGCCCAGTCCCATCCGGTCCGGCTGCGGCGTATCCAGCTGATGCGCCAGTCGCCCGCGCCCTCCGCCTGCGCCGCCAGATGCACCGGCGCGAGCGGCAGCATCGCCTCGCCCCGGATCAGCCGCACCGCGTCCACCGGCACCGTGTCGCCGATCCCGATCGCCATCGCCTGAAACAGCGCCCCGCGCGCCACCGCCTCGCCCGGCACCGCGACCAGCCGGTCGGCATCGATCAGCAGAAACGCCTCACCGGCGGCATGCCCGGCGATCGCCCATTCGGTGCCCCGACGCCCGCGCAGCAGATGCGTCAGCCGATACTGGCCCGGCCCTATCGGCTGCACGCGCCCGAACTGGATCAGCTCCTCGCCCACCAGACACAGATTGGCCCCGCGCAGCAGCGCCGCGTCGTCCGCCCCCGTCAGCGCCGCGCCACCGGTCGGCACCGCCACGTCGATGCTGCCGTGCCGGTCGAACAGGCTTGCCGATCCTGCACCCGGCGGCACGACCACATGGCCCATCACAGCGGCGGGTGCCGTCCGGCCGATAGGGCTGGCGGTGCCGCTGGCCGGATCGACCGTGAACAGCGCCGCGCGCCGCCATCCTTCGGATACCCCCGCCGCCGCCAGCATCACCACCGGCGCATCCGGCGCGCTGTCGCCGACGACGGGCAATTCCGCGATCATCAGCCGGGTGGCCCCATGCGGCGCATCCGGCTGGCGCAGCACGCGCCCGCCGCTCGCCGCCGTGACGGGGGCGGCCGCACCGGGCCAGCCGCGCAGGCGCAGGCGTACGCCCATGTCCGCCCATTCGCGCGTTTCCACCCGCCAGCGCCCGGCTTCCCCCATGCCCGCCTCCCCCTCGCCCGCATCCCCTGCAACCGTCACGATGCTGCCCGGCACATGCAACAGCGCATCCCATCCGCACAGCAGGTCGATGCGCCCGCGCGCGCGCCACGCCTGCGTCAGCCGGGCCTGCGCCAGCGCCTTCGCCGCCTCCGCATCCATCGCGGCGGGCAGGTCGATGGTCCGCGCGACGCGCCCCACGCCCGGCCGCACGGCTGTCTGCATGCCCGCCTGATAGTCGCGCGCGGGCGCATAATGGCGCAGGCCAAGGCGCAGCGGCACATCCTCGGCGGGGTCGCGCGCTGCCCTGCGCGCCGCTTCCGCCGTACCGTTGATCCGCGCCGCCAGGCTCGGCAGGCCGATCGTCCCGCCCGGTTGTGGCTGGGTCAGCGACAGGCCGTCGGCGCGCGCGGTCAGCACCAGCCCCTGCGCCTGCACCAGCGGATCGATCGCCGCCGCGATATCCTCGCCGCTCGCGGCATAGCCATCGACGCTCTCGCCCTCAGCCGCGGTCGCCCCGCCCGTGATCGCACCCCCGGTCAGATCCGCCACGATCGCCCCTGCCGATACCGGCCCGTCATCGGCGACGACTTCGAACGTCAGCGAAGGAATGCGGTTGCCATAATCGGCCAGTTGCAGATCCTCGAACAGCGCATAGGCGATGCCGCGATGCGCGGGCGTCTGCCCCACGCCTTCCGCCGCCGCGATCAGCGGATCGACCGCCTGATCCGGGCCGCCGTCATGCAGGCGGAATGCGCCGATCTCGCTCTTGAAATCGCCCGCTTCCCCGCGCAGCAGATTGCCGTCCGCCCATATCCGGCCGATGCGCAGCACCCGCCGCGCCGATAGAGCCACGGCAAAGCTCGCCGCATAGCTGAACGTCGTCACCCCCGGCTGTCCCTTGCCGCCGCCGCTGTTCGTGGCGGTCTCGCGCAGGTCGGTCGCCCAGATCACCGTGCCCGCCACCCGCATCGTGCCGAACACGCGGGGTATCTGCGTGCCATAGGTGGATGTCTGCACCTGCAATTCGGTAAGGCGCGGCCCCTGCCTGCGCCCCGGTTGAAACAGCACCGCCTGATCGAAGGCCCGCCCAGCCAGCGCCCCGATCGCCCCGCCAACCGGCCCGCCCAGCACCGTCCCCACCGCCCCCAGCACAATCGTCGCCATATGATATTCCCTGTAACTCTCCTCTCCAGCGGGAGAGGCCAGCATCTCTTCTCCGGTGGGAGAGGATAGTGAAGGTTGGCCGCGTGCGGCCTACCGGAACTTGGAGAGGGGTTCCGCCCAAGCGCGCCCCCTACCGCCCCCAGCGCCACATCCCGATCACCGGCCACAGCGCCGCGCCCGGCATCTCCACCACCCGCCGCAAGCCCGCATGCGCATGCACGAACCCGCCCGGCACCCGCAGCATCAGGTGGAATTGCGCCGGTCCCGCCTGCACCAGCAGCACATCGCCCGGCTTGCCTGTCCGCACCCGCCGCAGCCCGGCGGCCCGCAGCCATCCGGCAAAGCGCGCCGGATCGCCGCCGCGCAGCCCATAGCCCTCGGGCACCGCAGCCCGATGCCCCGCCGCCGCCAGCGCGCAGGCGACCAGCCCCACGCAATCCAGCCCGCTCTCCGCCACCCGCCCATGCAGGCGGAACGGCACGCCGACCAGCGCCCGCGCCGCCGCGACGATCCTGTCGCCTCTCTTCATGTGCCTTCCCCTTCGGTGTTCCTGCGAAAGCAGGAACCCAGTGTCTCTTGGTCAGAACCCGGCAACCCTGGACTCCTGCTTTCGCAGGAGAACAAAATCGCGCGCAAAGACGCAAAGACGCGGCGAGCAAAATAGCCCTCCGCGCCTCCACGCCTCCGCGCGAACCACGCTCACGCCCCCGGATAGCGCGTCAGCAGATCGTTGCCCGGCAGCCACGGCTCGCCGCGAAAATTGACCGCATTGGCAAAGCGCCCCACACAGCTTTCCAGCCGCCGGTCGCAGCCTTGCGTCAGCAGCACCCGCGTCCCCGGCGTCACGGCAAAGGGCGGTGCATCGGCCAGCGTCACGCCGTCCGCGTCGCCCGCCACGATGGCCTGCACGATCCCGACATTCGCCCCGCCCAGCCAGCGCAGCGTCCCGAACGCGTAATACTCTTCCGCCCCCATCCCGCCCGTAATCCCGACCACGGCATCGTCCGCCCCGCTCGCCACCGCCACCCGCCGCCATTTGGCCAGGTCCACGCGGCAATCCCTGTCGCCCAGGGTCGCACGGCAATCGGGCGTCGTCTCGGGCGCGACCGGCGCGTTCAGCACCGCCGCCGCGCCCGCCAGCTCGGCCGTGAACGCCGCGCCTTCGCGCTCCACTGCGCCCAATGTGCCCTGCGCCAGCACCAGCCACAGCGCACCCGGATCGGTCCACTCGGTCAGCGCCAGCGTCACCGCCGCGCCGTCCCAGCGCCCCGCCTCCAGATCGCGCACCGTGATCGCATCGCTGGAAAGGGCGCCGCGCACGTCCATGCTCTCCGGTTCCAGCTCAGTCCCCTGCCGGATGGCCGAGGGCACCAGCCCCGGTGCCGCGCGATACCGCACCCCGCCGACCGTCAGATCGCGGTCGTGGCTGGTCAGGCCGATCGTCACGCCGTCGCGCCGCGCCAGCCGCCAGCAAAAGGCCAGCGCCGAAAGATCCTGCCCGAGTATCGCCGCCGCGCTCATGCGCGCAGCTCCACCAGCGGCACCGAAGGCACCTCGCCCGCCGCATGCGTTGCGCGGCTCACTTCCAGCGCATCCTCGGCAAAGCGCACCGGCACGTCGAAGCGAAAACCGGCCGTGATCGCCGCCCCGGCGGCGGGCGCGATATCGAAGGCGATCACCCCCAGCCCCGCATGGCTCCACCCGCTCGTACGCTCCACACCGTCCACCGCGATCCTGATGCTCCCCGCCACCGGCCGGGTGATGATCCGTTGCTGCGCGTCCCCGCCCGCTCCGTAATATTTGCACAACTGGAACGCGCTCGCCGCGCCGTCCCCCGTCCCCAGAAACTGGTCGAGCGGCCCCGGCGTGTCGCCCAGCGCGCAGGACCGGTCGTCGAACGGATCGGTAAAGCGAAAGCCGCGCGCCGCCCCCCGTCGCGCCCGGAAAAAGGCGATCAGCGTCGCCACGTCGCTTTCGGATCGCACCCCCGGCCCGACATCATAGCGCATCCGCGCATCCGCCCAGTCGCTGCTGCGCCGCTCATGCCCCGAAAGGCTCTCGACCGTCTGCGTCGAAAATGTCGGAACGACGCTCGCCTCGCGTCCCAGCGCCAGCGGAAAGATCACATCGTCGAACGCCTGCACATCGCTCTCCTCGTCCAGCGTGAATAGGGTCAGGCCGTCGCGCGCCACCTGCGGCAGCGCCCACAGGAAGGTCCGCGCCGTCCCCCGGTCGCGCGCCGCCCGCGCCGCCGCCACGATCCTTGGCCATTGCGCCGCCGCATCCTGCGCCAGCAGCACGAAGCCCGACAGATAATGCTGCGCCGCCACCGGATAGCCGAGCCGCGCCGTGGCTTCCGCGATCCCCCGCGCGGTCAGCGCCACGCGCCCCTGCGTCACCCAGTCATAATCCTCCAGTTGCAGCACGTCGAACGCCGGGGCCGCCCAGCCGACCGGCATGTTCACACGCTTGGCTTCCGGCGCGTCAGGGTCCAGGATCGTCGGCAGATAGACGAGCAGATGCGTCACCGCGTCGGGCGCCACCGCCTTCACCGCCGCGCACAGCGCCGCCGTCGACTCCGCCAGCACCACGCCCGCCAGATCGAGCAGCGCCCGCTGCGCCGCATCCTTGCTCCCCCGCACATCGGGAATGGAAACCAGCGCCGCGCCGAACCGCGCCCGCGCCGCATCGTCATACAGGCATATCCGCCCGTCGGCGGGCAACACCCACCACCAGGGTTCCCCCACCTGAAATTGCACCGGCAATCCCGCGTCCAGCGCGATCCCCACGAATGCCTGCGCGACGCCCTGCAAATAGCCCATCGCCGCCGCATTGGCAGGCGACAGCAGGGTGGAGGGCGGCACCCACCCCGTCAGCGCCGGATCGCCGTTCTCCGCCCGCTGCTTCCACGCCTGCGGGCAATGCGCGTCGAACAGTTCGTAGGACAGCGACCAGATGATGCCGAAGCCCAGCGCCTGTGCCCGTTCCGCAAAGTCCCGGTGCCAGGCCACGCACGGCGCGTTCAGCGCCGCGCCGCCAGCGCCGGTCGCGATCCACCCCGCCCCGTCACGCGCCAGCGCGAAATAATGGCTCATCCCCACATAATGCAGAATGTCGCCGCGATAGCCGAGCGCGAGCATCGCCCGGATCAGCCGTTCGGACGTCTGGTTGAAACAGTCGTCGTAACCGTTGGCGATGCCGATCCCATGTTCGGGCAGCATCACGTCGCCGACCGCCAGCACCGATCCCGCCCCGTCGCAGGCCATGTCCGTCATCGCCGCCCAGCCTTCGACCGGCGCGGCAAAGGGCGTGCCGCCTTCGTCATAGCCCGGCGGCACCAGCGACACGAACATCCGGTCCACGTCCCCCGCCCACACCGGATCGGCCTCGCCCGGCAGCAGGAAGCCGCCGTCGAGCGCCGCGAAATCAAGGCTGATCGTCGCATCCTCCGGCGTTCCGACGGCATAATTCCACAGCCGCACATACCAGCTTCGCGGATTTCCGGCGGCGTCGCGACCCTCGATCGTCAAGGTCGGGCCATTGATCGCGTCGAGCGGCAGTATTCCCCCGCTCCGCCAGCGAAACCGCAACACGCAGCCCCGGAAATCCCGGTTCGTTTCATAGACGAGCAAAGGGTGATCCCACCGGTCCTCCGCGTCCCAGATCAGCCCGGCCAGATCGCCCGACCCGCAAAATGTGGCATCGACGCGCAGACTGTCCGGCCCGGTCGTCGTCACCGCCGCCATCATCGGCCGCGGAAAATTGACTGTCCAATAGGGCGCGGCAAACCGCTTCATCCACGCCCCCTCCTGCCCCGCCCGGGCATCCGCCAACCAGTGATCCATCATGATTTCCCCTATAAATCCTCCCCTTGCAGGGGAGGATTTTCGCGCGCCGCAAATCCTCCTCCCCCATTGGGGGAGGGCAGCGAGACTTGGCAGCGTGCTGCCTAGTCGCAGCGGGAGAGGGGCCGCGCCCTATCGATAGCGCGCAATCCCTCTCCAAGGTCCGGTAAGCCTTTGGCAAACCTCCCCTATCCTCTCCCACAGGAGAGGATTTAAGGAGCAACAGTGCGCCCCCCGCTAATCCCCCACAGCCCCCCGCACCGCCCGCGCCACTTGCCGCGCGCTCCGCGCCAGGGCGCGCGGCGCATCGCCGCCCGCGCCGTTGACGTTCACCACCACCCGCACCTCGCGCACGCCGCCGCCCATGCCGAAACCCGTGCCGCCGCCCGGCACCACCTGCCCGCTCGACGTCGGCACGAACAGTTCCGGCCCGCGCTCGCCCACGATATAGCCGCGCCCGCCGACCACCGGCCCGCCCGTCGCCCGCCCCGGCAATCCCAGCAATCCGCCGACCACGCTGCCCGCCAGCCCCAGCAATCCGCCACCGCCGCCGGACCCGCCACCCAGCGCCCCGATCCCGCTGCGCAGCGCCGATCGCGCGATCTCGTCCAGCACCCCCACTGCCACCCGCCGCAGATCCTCGAACCCGAACGCGCCGGTCCGCACCGCGCGCAACAGCCCGCTTTCGATCGCCCGCCCCGCCCGGTCCGCGCCTGCCGCCAGCGGCCCTTCCAGGCCACCGCGCATCGCCTCGACATCGCGGGCAAAGCCCTGCACATCGGCCCGGACGCTGACCACCAGCCGTTCCACTTCCTCATCCATCGGGATACATCTCCATCAATCGCGCGATCGTTGCGGCGTCGGGCGGCGCACCCCCGCCCCCGCCCCCGCCAAAGGGCACCGTCCCGCTGTTCGCCGCATCCAGTATCGCCCCCAGCTCATCGGGCGTCGCCCCCCAGAACACGTCGGGCACCCACCCCAGCACCAGCGCCGTCACGCCGGAGAGGCGAATGGCAGTGTCGGTGAATTGCGTCATGAGATCGCCCTGTTCACAGCCGTTCTCCTGCGAAAGCAGGCTGCGTCCTGAGCCTGTCGAAGGGTGTCCAGAGCGGCACGCACCGCGCCCGGAACACTGGACTCCTGCTTCCGCAGGAGAACAAGATTTCGCGCGGAGCCGCGGAGGCACGGAGATGCTCGCCCCAAGCCCATTCCCTCCGCGCCTCCGCGCCTCCGCGCGAACCCAATTCTCACCCCGCCCCCTCCAGCACCTGCCGCAGCACGGTCCGCAGCACCGGCATCGCCTGCGCCACCCCGCCCTGCACCAGCGCCTCGCCGAACGCCGCGCGCGTCATCCCCTCGGGTCGCGCGGCCAGGCAATGCCAGAACAGCGCCGCCATTTCGCCCAGCGCCAGCTCCCCCGCCGCCGCCCGCTCGACCAGCGCAAACAGCGGCCCCAGTTCCGCCTCCGCCGCCACCAGCGCCGCAAAGCTCGGTCGCACCACCAGCGTCGCGCCCCCGATCACCAGCCCCGCCTCACCCCGCGCGATATTGGGCGGATCACTCCATACTCCCACTCCGTTCGTGCCGAGCCCTTCGACTGCCTGCGAAGGCAGGCGCTCAGGACAGGCCAAGGTCGAGGCACCCCGCGCACCGCCCGCCGCCACCTTGCCCGTCACAGGCTCACCACCGGCCCGCTGCTTTCCAGGCTCACGGTATAATTGCGCTCGCCGTTATAATCCCCGGCATAGTCCAGCCGCGTGACGAGGAACCGCCCGCGCATCCGCTCGCCGCTGTCGAAGCTCAGCTCGAAATCGTCGATCGTCCCCGCCAGCGCATGGTTGCGGATGCGCACCTCGGCCGCCGATCCGGTAAAGATCCCCGCCGCCGATACGCTGACGGCACGCACCCCCGCGCCCGACAGCAAGGCCCGCCATCCGCCGCTGTCCTTGCTGGTGATGTTCACTGCCTCGCCGCTCACCGACATCTGCGTCGTGCGCAGCCCCGCGACGGTCTCATAGCCCGGCGGCACCGCGCCATCGCTCACCTTCAACAGAAAGCTACTTCCATTTTCCACAGCCATATCGCATGTCTCCGTTCATGATTGGTCACAGGCCCGCAACGGGCCGGACAGCTTTTGATGTCGCGCAAGGGAGAGGAACCTGGACATGATCGCTTTCACATCCGCACTGATGCTCATGCTTGCCGCCAACCCGGCCGACACGATGGGCAAGGCCCGGCAGGATTATTCGGCCTGCCTCTCCCGCTTCATGCAGGACGCGCTGGAGCGGAAGATGGACAAGGATGAATATAAGGGCGCGCTGAAAGCCAAATGCGCCGACCAGGAAGCCGCCTTCCGCACCGCCATCCTCGCCTCGGACAAGGCGGACGGCATGAACGCGAAAGACTCCGCCGCCGACGCCGACGACCAGATCGCCGAATATCTCGACAAGTTCACATCCGAATATGAGGACTATCAGAGCAACGCGGCACCGCCGGGGGCATAACCCCTCCTCTCCAGTGGGAGAGGATAGTGGAGGTTAGCCGAAGGCTTACCGAAACTTGGAGAGGGGTTGCGCAGCCAGCGTATCAATCTACCGGTCGTCAATTGCGTGACAAAACCGCAGAAATGCTGGCATATAAACTTTTGCTTATGTGTCAGCGCAACTTGACGATTGCAATTTTTTTTCACAGTATGCGCAACGCAGCATCCATCCGCTGCAGTGATAGTCACACTACCTTATCGTCAGGGTCTTTGCTTTAGAAACCAAACGAATACTGGCGGGGCCACCGGCGAGTGTGTTGTCGCACACTTTCCAAAGACCCAAATCGCCAGCGAGTATAAGAACGTACGAATACGCGCTTCATAACACACCTCACATTTTGGACGTTGGCTTGAGGCCAACCCTCCGAGAAGCCCCGTGCCCCTCGCGCGTAAAAGGGACTTTGGGTCGGAGTTCAAAATGTGGGGTAGTGTGACTACCGAATAAGGTTATCCCGCGAGTCGCAGATTCGGTCAAGGGGTTGCGCTTGCAAATCTGTTCTTGAAATGATCTTCACAGACAAGAAAGCCAACTCGGGCGGCCTGCAATTGGCCGATCTGATCGCCAGGCCCATCGGTATAAAACGACTACGCCCGGAGCAGGTAAACAGGGCCTATGATATCATCACCACCAAGTTTCACCGCAGTGCAAATGGCAGATTCGACGGCATAGGCCTGAAGTGCTTTCCCTAAAAAAGCGAAGGGCCCCGGTTACACCGAGGCCATGACGCCGACTGGGAACAACCCCCTGTCCATTTGTTGATAATGTAGCAAAATTGCTACAAAAGTCAATTGACTTGTCAACTCACCCCAACACCCGCACCCGATAATCCACCGTCGCGCGCCAGCCTTCTTCCCGCGCCCGCACGATCCGCGATCGCAGCAGTCGCGCGCTTGCCACCTGCCAGCCCGGCACCGTGATCCGCCCGATCGCCGCATCGGCCAGCGCCAGCATCTCCGCCAGCGCCGCGCCCGTCTCGCCCTTGTCTTGCACGATCAGCGTCAGGCGCACTTCGCGGCCCGGCGCGTCCTTCGTGCCCCAGTCCGCGCCGATGCAGTCGCCCAGGATCGCATAAGGCGCGCTCGCCTTGCCCGGCGGCCCGTCGAACATGCCGTTCAGCAGCGCGTCCAGCGCCGCATCCCCGCGCAACGCCGCCAGCGCCGCCGCGCGCACCGCCATTTCCGGGGCCATTTCCGCACTCATCCGCCCGTCCTCCCGACATAGCGCAGCCGCGCATCCTCAACCCAGCGGTCGATCAGCGCGCGGCCTTCGATCACGATAGCGTCGCCCTCGGTCGAAACCGTGACACCCGGCACGGCGCGTGCCTCGTCGGCTACCCGGTCGCGCAGCCGATCCGCCGCCCGTTCCCCGATCGCGCGGCCCCGCTCCAATATGCCCCTCATGCCCATCCTCCTCATGCCAGCCGCATCCGCCGCCAGGGTCGCCACAGCGCCGTCACCGCAGCGGGCGGCGTCGCCGCATCGCCTTCGCGCAGCCCGTGCATCTCCGCCGCCATCCGCACGATGCCGTGCCGGATGCCTTCGGGGATCGCCGCCGCATCGTCCGCAATGCCCGCGCGATACCGCACCCGGATGCGGCCCGCCGCCCCTGGCTCCATCACCCGCACCCAGCCATCGCCGTGCCGATCGATGTCGATCGCATAAGCGTCGACCGCCAGAGCAAACGCCGCCCCCTCCGCCGGCACCCCCGTCACGCTTTCGATCGCCACCACCGGCCGCGCATCCAGCCGCTGCCATGTCCCGGTCCGCACCGGCATCACATCCTCGCCTGCCCGCACGATCAGCCACTGGCCGATGAACCGCTCGCACAGGTCGGTCGCCGCGCGGATCAGCCGCTCCAGCAGCATGTCCTCGCCGCCGCTGTCGATCCGCAGATAGGCCTTGAGGTCGGCCACCGGCACCGCCAGCCCCGCCGCCTCGACAATCGCCAGTCCCATCGGCCTGTCCTTTCCCGCTTCCGTCAGAAAAAGGACCGCCCGGCGCACCACACACCGGGCGGTCCTCATTAACCCCTCCACCCGTTCGCACCCCACAACCCGTTCGGGCTGAGCTTGTCGAAGCCTTCCCCTGAACGGAGTGAAGGGCCTTCGCCTACGGCTCAGGCGAACCCTTCGACAGGCTCAGGGCGAACGGAATGTAGGTCCGTTCTCATCCTGCCTACGACACCGCAAACTTCATCAGCTTGATCGCCTCGCTGTTCGCCACTGCGCCGCCGATCCGCTTGACGGCATAGAAATGCACGAACGGCTTGTTGCTGTACGGATCGCGCAGGATGCTCGTTTCGCTGCGCTCCGCGATCACATAGCCGGTCATGAAATTGCCGAACGCGATCGACAGGCTGTCCGCCGCGATATCCGGCATGTCCTCGGCCTCCACCACGGGATAGCCCAGCAAGGTCGCGGGCGCGCCGCCGTTCAGCCCCGGCTGCCACAGGAACGCGCCATCGGCGGTCTTGAGCTTGCGGATCGTCGCCAGCGTCTTGCTGTTCATCACGAAGCTCGCCCCCTGGCGATAAGGCGCACGCAGCGCCTGCACCAAGTCGATCAGCCTGTCCGCCCCCGCGCCGCTGGCAAAGGCGCCCGCCGCCCCGCTCGCCACATATTGCAGCGATCCGAACGCGCGCACCCCGTCCGCCTCGGCCGTGGTGGTGTAGGTCAGGAAGCCCCTGGGCCGGTTGGTGCCGTTGCCGGTCACGAACGCCGCGCCTTCCGCCGCCGCAAACTCGCGCCCGATTTCCTGCGCAAGCCAGCCTTCGACATCGAACGCGGCATCGTCCAGCATGGCCTGGCTCGCGGCGGGATTGGCGAACAGCTCACCGGAGGGCGGCGCGATTTCCGCGAAGTTCGGCGTCGCCGTTTCCGCCCGCGCACCCGTCTCCGCGGCCCAGCCCGAAGCGATGCCGCCCGTCGCCACCAGCTTGCGATATCCCGCCGTGCCCGTCCGCACGACATTAGCGATGGCGCGGATCGGCGAGGCGGCCTTGAGCACCCCGTCGATCGACGCATCGATTTCGCGCGGCACTGCAAAGCCGCCCACCGGACCCGAAGCGCCCGACAGGCTCTTCAGCTCCAGCCCCGCTTCCTGCCCGCGCCGCAGATAGCGTTCGACGAACGCGGTCCGCGCCGGATCATCCTCCGCTATGCCCTTGACGCCATCGAGCGCAGGCCGCTGCGCCGCAACGCCCCGCGCCGTCACCTGATGGCGCAAGGCAGCGACATCCGCCTCCAGCGCCGCGATCTTCTCGCCCTGAAGAACCGCGTCAAACGCACTCTCCAGCGCATCCGCCTTCACTTCCAACATAGACTTCTCCTCTTTGGTGATCTTCAAACGGCACAAAAAAAGCGGCCCCGAAGGACCGCTCGTGAAAACCGCTTATATCGTCACCCCTGCGCAGGCAGGGATCTCAGGCGTTGATGGGCTTAAAGCCGAAACCTATCGCTGCACATCGACGCCATCTGATGATGCCGCAGCCTGCATGTCCAGGCTCTTGAAATAGAACTGCCCGGTGGAGCAACTTGCCGATGCGATGACCGGTCCCTCAATCTTGAACGGCAGAATGCGTTCGACACCGGCAAATGTAACTTTGGCCTTCCCCTTTCCATCAGTGATGATTGCGAAGGGAACAGCGACATTCATGCCTACTTTGCCGAACACCTCCGGCTCGCGGCTATTGTTACTCGACTGGAATGCCACAAAGACTTCACCTTTTTTTACGGCTTTCTGTTGTCTTTCGGCTGTTATGCGAATGCCGACCATATGATTGCCATCAACACTCTGGAGCCGGGCATTGGCAACCGGCATATATTGTGCATCCGAAAGCAATTCCACGGCATTCACCGTGCCGCGCAACACATAGTCCGGCCCGGATTGCTCCATCTTGACCTGCGAATAGCGACCCGCCCGCGTATCGCAGTCATATTCGATGACTCCGGCATGGGCCTGTCCCATGGCAACTATCGCAACCACCGATCCCGTTGTAAAACGTACCCATCCGATCATCGCTTGCTCCGTGACTGAAAATCGCGGGACCACTTCGTGCCAAGCATATCCGCACACCCCCTCAAAACGCCTTGGGCAACCCCGCATCCTTCAACGTTCCATTGGCGGTATGCTTCACCTTCACGCCACGATCCAAGGTTACATGGCGATCGGTTATCGGGCTGTACCAGATTTCATGATCGCCCTTGCCATGTCGGACGAAGCTACATCCTGCGGCCAGCAATAAGGCTTTCACATCACCGTAATAGCCTGCCACGCCGCCCGGCTTGCCTGTCAGTAGGCGAGTTGCAGCGGACTATCGAAAATAGGCCGGATGGTGGGGCGGGGTCGATCGTCGGATAGGGCACCATGCTTTACCGGCTTTGCTTTCGCGAGGCAGGCAGCGATGATCTCTTGCTCGTTAAGCGCGATCATTTCGGGCGCAGCTTCCTTAAGGCGCTCGATAAGCGACCAAGGGTCATCGGCTTCCAGCCACAGGCCGGGGATATCGGATTCCGCAACGTACCAGCGATTTGTCTCATCATCGCAGGCGATGTGTACAGTCAGCTCGAACGTCTCGTTCATGGTCCGATTGCTCCATTGCAGCCCCCTGCTAATGGTGCCCCACAAAGATTGAAAAGCTATAAAGCGACTCATAATGCTCCGATATTCCATATGGTGTCGTCGAACGACCATACAACGGTCAGCATATATTCCCCCTCGATAGTTCCGTGACGATTACATACTCAGTATGAAAATCGCAATTGTGTTTACAACGCATGTTGTGCGTACTGCGTTGTACCCATCTCACCCCTCCACCGCCACCACCCGCGCCAGCGGCTGCATCGGCGCCCGCACCAGACTCACCTCCACCAGATCCAGCGCCAGCAATTCCCGCGGTCGCGCCCCCCGCGCCGCCTTCACCCGGTATCCGAACGACAGCCCGCCCATCGCCCCCTCCCGCAGCATCGCCATCGCCGCCCGCCCCGCCGCCGTCCGCCCGCTCACCCGCGCCACCACGCGCAGGCCGCGGGCGTCCTCGGCCAGCGTCTCTACATAGCCCAGCGGCGTATCGGGCCGATGCTGCCACAAGAGTGGCACCTGCCGCCCCTTCAGCGCCCCGAACGCCCCCCGCCGCACCACATCGCCCCCGCGATCCACCGCATCGAACACCGCCGCATAGCCCGCAAACCTAAGCCCCTCACCGTCGCCAAAGCCCCCCTCCCGCCTGCGGGAGGGGTCTGGGGAGGGCCTGTCCGATTGATCCACGGCCACACCCCCCCTCACGACCGCACCAGCGCAAACAGCCCCATCTTCACCGCCATCCCGATCAGCACCAGCGCCAGGCACCCGCGCACCGCCCAGCCGATTGCCGCCGCCCGCGCCGTCTTTTTCGCGTCGCGCCACGCACGCAGCAGCTCGCGCAGCTCCGCCACATCCTTCTCCGCGCCGCGATCGGCCAGCCCCAGCCGCTCCAGCGCCCGCCCCGCGCCCAGGTCCGACGCCTCCTCCACCAGCGCGCGGATCATCACCAGATCGCCGCCATCGGCTTCCGCCTGGCTCACCAGCCGCGCCAGCATGTCCGTATCGTGCATGAAACCGCTCCATCTTTACAAACACACTCCCTCCCCGTTCGCCCTGAGCGAAGTCGAAGGGTCAGCCTGAGCGTAAGCGAAGGCACTTCACTTCGTTCAGTGGAAGGCTTCGACTTCGCTCAGCCCGAACGGTTCATGGACAGCTCGGAAGCCTCCTCCTCCCCCCCACCCCGATCCCCAGCATCGCCCTTTTCTCCTCGCCGCTCAGGAAATCCGCCGCCGCCACCCGCTCCCACAATGCCGACCGTTCATCCGCCAGTGCAGGCACCGCATCCATGTCCACCCGCAGCACCAGCCCCGGCCACCAGCCCGACAATCCCTGCGCAATCCCGCCCAGGATCATCGCCGCCATCGGCAGCACGCTTTGCCGCCACAGCGCCTTGTTCGCCTCGCGATAATTGGCATAAGCATTGTCGCCGGGCAGGCCGATCAGCATCGGCGGCACGCCAAAGGCCAGCGCGATTTCCCGCGCCGCCGCGCTTTTCAGCCCCACGAAGTCCATGTCGGCGGGCGTCAGGCTCATCGACTGCCATTTGAGGCCCCCTTCCAGCAGCATCGGCCGCCCGGCATTGCCCGCCCCCTGAAAGGCGCTTTCCAGCTCCGCCTTCAGCCGGTCGAACTGGTCGGGGGACAATGGCACGCCGTCCGCCCCCGGATCATGCACCAGCGCGCCGGAAGGCCGCGCCGCATTGTCCAGCAGCGCCTTGTTCCACAGCGTCGCCGCATTGTGGATCGCCACCGCGCCCGCCGCCGCGCCCGCGCAGCCCAGGCCGTAATGATCGTCCAGCGGATGCGCGCTTTTCAGGTGGATGATCGCGATGCGCCCCGCTGCATCTTCGGACCACAGCCGCGTCACATGGTCGCCCACGCGATAACGATAGGCCATCGGCCAGCCGCGCGTGTCGGCCTCCACGCTCACCCGCTCGGGGCGCAGCGCGAACAGCTCGGCGGGCATGCCGTCGGCATCGCAGGCGATCTGCACATAGCCATTGCCGTGCAGCAACAGGTGCATCGCCAGCGTCTCGATCAGCCGCTGCCCGCCCGATCGCCGGTCGATCAGCGCAAGAGCCGCGGCCTGAGCGGAGGCCCGAGCGGAGGATTGCGCGGAGAGTCGCGCGGAGGCCTGCACGGCGGATGGCCCCTCTGCTGCATCGGGCTGCGCTTGTGCGGGGAGGGGTAGTGCGTCTGTGGAGGCGTCAGCGCCGCCGCCGCTCGCCAGCACCTGCACGCTGCCCACGCTTTCGCACACCAGCCGCACCGCCCGCTGCGCCACCGGATTGCCGATCACCCCGGCGCGCACCTGCGCCTCGTAGGACGCGGGCCAGTCCCCCAGCGGCGTCACGGCACCCCCGCCCCATCCCCCGCCAAAAGGCCGCGCAAAAAAAGGCCGCGCAATCGCCTGCGCGGCCTTGAAGCCGAACCATTTCATGTGTGTGTGCTCCTGTTATCCTGTATTATCCTCTCCGGACGGAGAGGATAGCGAAGGTTGGCAGCTTGGCTGCCTACCGCAGCTTGGAGAGGCGTTCCGAACGATGAGACGCAGAACAACCCTCGCAAAGTCCCTCCGCCGCAACCCCACCGACGCCGAAAAAGCCCTCTGGCCCCACCTCCGCGCCAACCGCCTCGACGGCCACCATTTCCGTCGCCAGTCCCCGGTCGGCGACTATATCCCGGATTATCTCTGCGCCCGCGCGAAACTCGTCATCGAAATAGACGGCGGCCAGCACGCGATCGACGCCGAACAGGACGCCAACCGCACCGCCATCCTGCAAAGCCAGGGCTACACCGTCCTGCGCTTCTGGAACCATGATGTGCTGGGCAATACCGAAGGCGTCGTGGAGGAAATCCGCCGCACCTTGCATATCATCACAGGCGACTGATCCCCTCTCGCCCCCCCCGGCATCCTGCGCATCATCACAGGCGGCGCAATCCCTCTCCAACTGCGACTAGGCCTGCGGCCAAGTCTACGTATCCTCTCCCAACGGAGAGGAGAGAAAGGCAGCGCACCTTTGTCTCCGCACCCGACGCAGCCCCCCACCGCCTCTCCGGACGGAGAGGATAGCGAAGGTTGGCAGCCTGGCTGCCTACCGCAGCTTGGAGAGGCGTTCCCCCGCCAGCAACGACGCCCCTCTCACACCCCCCGCACCCTAGCCTCACCCCCGCCTTTCCCCAGCATCAGCCAGCTGATCCCCCACACCAGCGCGTCCGCGCGGTCCGGGGATCGTCCCGGCCCCGCATAGACTCCGCCCGTCAGCATCCCGCACATCTGGTCCTCCAGCATCGGGAAAGCGCCGCGATGCGCCACGCGCCCCGCTTCGTACAGGGCCGCCACCGGTTCCGCCCGCGCCACTTTCCCGCGCGATGCATGGACGAGGCGCAGCGGCAGGTTCGCGTCCACCGCGCGCAGCACGCTTTCGATCATCGCCCCGCCGTTGTTCGCCTCCGCCACCACCCGGTCCGCACCATAAGCATGCGCCGCATGCACGACCGCGCGCGCCCAGCCTTCGGGACGCAGGCCCGCGACGCTCGCATCGGCGATCACATAGGCGCGCCCGTCGCCGCCCGTCCCCGCCACGATGATGCCGCACGCGTCGCCATCTCCCGCCCCGGCCGGCGGATCGACCGCCACCACCACGCGCGTCAGCACCGGCGAGTCCACACCCCCCGCATCCCCGCCCGGCACATGCGCCACCCGGCACTGCTCGATCAGGGCGCGGGTCCACAGCGCACCGTCGATATCCTCCACCAGCTCCCCGTCCAGCTCCTGCCGCCCCAGCCGCGTGCCGCCGAACTGCGCCGTCACGCTTTCCAGAAAGGCAGGCGGCAGGTTCGCGCCATTCTCCAGCGTCGCCCCGCGCGTCAGCACGACATCCTGCTCGATACGACCCAATAGCGCCCGCACCAGCGGCACCGGCCGCGGCGTCGTCGTCGCCACCACGCGCGGCCGCTCGCCCAGCCGCAATGCCAGCTCCAGGTTGCGCCACGCCTTTATTCCCAGCGGCCATTTGCCGATCTCGTCGGCCCAGGCATGGCTGAACTGCGGCCCGCGCAGCGCCTCCGGGTCCGACGCGCCATAGATGTGTGCCACCGCGCCCGATCGCCATTGCAGCCGCCGCAGCGCCGGATACCACATCGGCCGGTTCCATTCCGGCGCGATCGCCAGCAGGCCGCTTTCGCCTTCCACCATCACGCTGCGCGCCTCTGCCGGGCTGGCCCCGATCAGGGCGATGCGCGCGCGACCGTCGCCTTCGGCAATGCCGCGCACCCATTCCGCCCCGGCGCGCGTCTTGCCGAAACCGCGCCCCGCCATCAGCATCCAGATGCGCCAGTCGCCCTCCGGCGCGATCTGCGCGGGCCGCGCCTGCTGCATCCAGTCGGCCCGCATCGCCGCCACGCCTGCCGCGCCCAGCCGCGCGAACAGCGCATCGCGCGCCGCCCGGTCGGATCGCAGCAGCATTTCCATCCGCGCCAGGCCCCCCGGATGGTCCGCTTCCCCATGGGCCTGCTTCACCTCCGTCACGCCCGTCACCCCCTGGCCTGCGCTTCGATCATCGCCCGGTTCGCCGCATAGCGGGCCGCCATCGCGTCCATTTCCGCCTTCATCCGCGCCACCACATCGGGCGCGTCGGGCCGCGCGCCCTGCTGCCCGCCTTGTTGCCCACCCTGCTGCATCGCCAGCCGCGCCGCGCGCCGCGCCTCCACCGTCGCCCGGTGCGCCTGCAACAGGCGCAGCGCGATCGCATGCGGCACCGCCGTCACCGTCTTGGTCGCTTTCACCCGCGCCATGGGGCCATGGCCCTCACGGATCACTTCCACCCGCTCCGCCCCGTGCAGGCAATCGCGCAGCATCCGCATCTCCAGCTCGCAATAGCTTTGCTCGATCGCATCGTCCCACGCCTCGGCAAAGGCGGGATCGCGCTGGCGCAGATCATAGGCGCTGGAATAATGCAGCCCCGCCGCGCGGCATCCCTCGCGCACATTGCATGTCGCCGCCAGCACCTGCAGGAACAGCGCGCGCCGCGCGTCGGTCCACCCGTCCTTGCGCGCCTTGCGCAGCTGCCTGCGCGTTGTGCCATCCCCCCGCGCGCAGGATTGCAGCACCAGCGGACCGGAATAGACCGCTATCCCGCCATCCTGTCGCGCGCGCCCCTTCCCCTTGCCGCCGTTCGCCAT